GCAAAGAGGAACATGTTGGAAAGGTTATGAACAAAAAGGTATGAAGAAAAAAGGAAATAGATCCGTTCCTAATTGTGTAAGAGTTGGTAAATCAAAAGGCGGAAAAATTAAAAAAGGTAAAAAATAATGGGCGATATATCTTTAAGAGGTAGAGGCATTGTTAGAAAGAAATTTGGAAAAGGTGGAATATCTAGAAGAGGATTTTTAGGAATGGTTGCGGGAGCTGCTGCAGCACCAGATTTAATAAAAGGATTAAAAAAACAAAAAAAAGTTAAGCCAAAAACTATAAAAAATATTCCAAAAAAAGGTAGTGGACTATCTCGACAAGAATTAATAGATAAAGTTAATAATAAAACTGCGAATGATTTAGAAAAACAAGAACTAGAAATGATTGAAGAAATGGATATATTACCATAATGGGGGATATTTCATTAAGAGGACAGGGTAGAGCAATGATGGCATCTGGTGGTAAAACTCCAGCATGGCAAAGAAAAGAAGGTAAGAATCCATCAGGTGGTTTAAATAGAAAAGGTATTGCATCTTATAGAGCTGCTAATCCTGGATCTAAATTATCAATGGCAGTAACAACTAAACCCAGTAAGTTGAAAAAGGGTTCAAAATCTGCTAATAGAAGAAAGTCTTTTTGTGCTAGAATGTCTGGTATGAAGAAAAGATTGACCTCTGCAAAAACTGCAAGAGATCCAAACTCAAGAATTAATAAGTCCTTACGTAAGTGGAATTGTTAATATAACAAAAAAGGAAAGATATGGACGCTGTAACATTTATTACTAAACTGCAAAAATTTATCAGAGATTCTTACCAAAACATAGGTGACGCTATGATATCTGGAACAGTTGACAGTATGGAAAAATACAAGTATATGCAAGGACAGGCAAATGCCTACCAAACAGTAATTCAGGAAATCTCTAACCTGCTAAACAAGAAGGAGCAAAGTGATGAAAAAGGAAACGTTATCGACCTCGGAAAAGGAAATACCAAAGATAAACCTAGGTCTTGAAGAAAAATATAAAGAAGAAGCTAAGACAGCTGAACCTACTAAAGAACCATTAAATCCAGAAAATATAAAAGCTGTAGTTGATGAGTTACCAACACCAAGTGGTTGGAGAATTTTAGTATTACCATTCACACCAAAAGAAAAAACATCCGGTGGAATTATTATTGCACAAGAATCATTAGACCGTTTAAGAATAGCTACTAATTGTGGTTATGTTTTAAAAATTGGACCTCTTGCATATTTTGATAAAGAAAAATATCCAACAGGACCATGGTGTAAAGAAAAAGATTGGGTTATCTTCGCGCGCTACGCGGGCTCGAGATTACCAATAGAGGGCGGTGAAGTTCGTATATTAAACGATGATGAAGTGTTAGGAACAATTCCTGATCCTGAATCTGTACTTCACTATATATAAACATAGGAGAAAACTATGCCAGAAAACAAAAACCAAAAAACAGTAGACATAGATACTTCAGGTCCAGAAGTGGATGTAGAATTTAACGAAGATTCTACCCCAGTTCAAGAGTTTGAAGTAAAAGAAGAAACTGTTAGAGAAGTAGTTAAAGAAGAACCTAGCTCCTCGACGCCAGTAACTAAAGTCGAGAAACAAGAAGCTAGCGACGAGAAGACAGATACTAAGAAAGACGAATTAGAAGATTACAGTGAAGGAGTGCAAAGAAGAATTGCAAAACTAACTAAGAAGATGAGAGAAGCAGAACGTCAAAGAGAAGAAGCAGTACGTTATGCTCAAACAGTTAAAGCTGAAAAAGAACTACTTACAAAAAGATTTAGTTCTTTAGAAACATCATCTTTAAAAGACAAAGAGTCTAAAATTGTATCAGCATTTGAAGCAGCAAAAGCTAAATTAGGTTTAGCTAGAGAAGCTGGGGATATTGCTATAGAAATTGAAGCTCAAAGAGAAATTGCTAAACTTGGTTATGAAGAAGCAAGATTACAAGAAATGAAAGATCTTGCAGCGAGAGAACCAATTAAGCAACCATTAACAATATCAGATGTATCTGTTCCAAAACAAGACACACCGATCGTTGGAAGTGTAAAAGCAGAATCATGGGGATCTAAAAACAAGTGGTTTGGATCAGATAAACCTATGACTTACACGGCTTTTGACATCCATAGACAGTTAGTCGATGATGAAGGATATGATGCTGAAAGTGACGAATATTATGCGGAAATTGATAAAAGAATAAGACTTGAGTTTCCCCATAAATTTGATAAGAATGCAACAACGGAAACGACTAGACCGACACAAGTAGTAGCTTCAGCGAAGCGAAGTGTAAAACCTGGTCGCAAAACTGTGAGACTCACACCTTCTCAAGTTGCTATCGCTAAAAAATTAGGAGTGCCATTAGAAGAATATGCGAAACAATTAAATATCACGAAGGAGGTATAGGCATATGGAAAACGAAAAAATGAAGACCCCACGTGCGAGCCAAACTAGGACTACTGAAAAGAGACCTACAACTTGGACTCCACCATCAAGTTTAGATGCACCGCGCCCTAAGGACGGTTTTAAACACCGATGGATAAGGCTTGAAATTTTAGGTCAAGATGACACTAAAAATGTTTCAAGTAAATTAAGATCAGGATGGGAATTGGTTAGATCCGATGAATACCCTGGTGAAACTTATTCAACGATAGGCGAAGGAAAATACGCGGGAGTAATCGGGCATGGTGGCCTTGCGCTGGCAAGGATACCTGTAGAGGTTGCAGCAGCTAGAGATGCTTATTTTGCAAAACAAACTAAGGATCGAGAAGATGCAGTAAATAACGACCTTTATAAGGATCAGCACCCAAGTATGCCAATCAATAGTGAGAGGCAGACTCGTGTAACTTTTGGTGGTACGAACAAAAAATAATTTTTTTGTAATATCAACAAAGTAAATAAAAACTTAAACAAGGAAAAAAACTATGGCTAACCCAAACGCAGCCTTCGGTTTATTACCGATAGGCAAAGTTGGACAGAATAGAGATGCTCAAGGTTTAAGTGAATACGGAATTGCAGCTAGCTCTTCAGCTATCTATCAAAATGACCCAGTAACAGCAGCGGGAACTGGATACATTACGGTAGCTACAAGTGCTTCTCAATTATTAGGTTCACTTAACGGAGTTTTCTTTACGAATGCTTCAACTAAGAAACCAACATGGGCGAACAATTTAGCGGCAGCAAATACTGCTACTGACATTGTCGGTTATGTTAGTGACGACCCTTACGAGAGATACGAAATACAAGCTAGTTCGACTCTACCAATTGCAAGTATTTTCTTAAACGGAAATATACATTATACAGCTGGATCTTCAGCTAACTATGTATCTAAAGTTACTTTAAATACATCGCAATTGAATGCGAACGATACTACTCAAATTCGTGTCATTGGAGTTGCAAAAGGCTTCAATAATGAATTATTAAATGATACAACTTACGCTACAAACGTAGTAGTAACTGCTATTATTAATAATCATTTCTATAAACAATTTACAGGAGTATAAGAATATGGCTATATCAAGAGGACAGCTAGTCAAAGAACTAGAACCAGGATTGAATGCACTATTCGGCCTGGAATATAAGAGATACGAGAATCAGCATCTTGAAATTTTCGATACTGAAACTTCAGACAGAGCTTTCGAAGAGGAAGTAATGTTATCAGGTTTCGCTAACGCGGAAATCAAGCCGGAAGGATCTGCAGTTGTATTTGACAATGCGCAAGAAACTTTCACAGCTAGATACACTCATAATACCGTAGCACTTGCTTTCGCAATCACTGAAGAAGCGATTGAGGACAATTTGTATGACAGACTTGCGTCTAGATATACAAAAGCTTTAGCAAGATCTATGGCAAACACTAAACAAGTAACTGCAGCTAACGTTCTAAACAACGGTTTCAGTACATCTTATGTAGGTGGTGACGGAGTTTCTTTAATAAACTTATCACACCCAACTATTGCTGGTTCATTCAGTAATACATTGGCTACACAAGCTGACTTAAACGAAACTTCTCTTGAACAATCGTTGATTGATATCAACTCGTTCACAGATGAGCGTGGTTTAAAAATTGCAGCTCAAGGTGTTAAATTAATCATTCCAAAAGAATTACAATTCACTGCGGAAAGATTAATGAAATCAGCTGGAAGAACACAAACTGCTGATAACGATATCAATGCGATCAAATCAATGGGAATGGTTCCACAAGGTTACGTGGTTAACAATTTCTTAACTGATACTGATGCATTCTTTATCAAAACTGACGTTCCAAACGGTATGAAGATGTTCGTAAGAGCACCTATCAAAACTGCTATGGAAGGTGATTTTGATACTGGTAACGTTAGATACAAAGCTAGAGAAAGATACAGCTTCGGCTGGTCTGACCCTAGAGGTATCTTCGGATCATCAGGATCTGCTTAATATTTAAGCAAATTTTATTTAATGGGGTGGGTATATCTCACCCCATTATTATGTTAGAAAGAAAGAATTATGACAAAAATGTTTCAAGTAAAAATTAGAGCTTATGGTCACATGGCTAATTTTGACATTGAAGCTGAAGATAGTGCAGAAAGTATAGAATTAGCTATCCTTGACAAAATAGGAAAAAAAGGTATATTACTAAAAGACAGCATGCGATCTTTTGCTAAAGATAAATGCTGGATAACCTATGAGGAGGTTGTAGATGATAAATCACGTTCAAGCTCTTTACACAAAGAAGAGAGCCCTAGAACTTGATTGGGAGCAACACTACGTTCAAGAGGGAATATATACTCTTGACATGGTTAGGATTGACGAAAAAATTCGTGAAATCATTAACCAAATTAAGATGTCTGAAGCTGAAATAGCTACAAGACAAATTAAAGTAGAAATGGCTGCTCCTGAGTTTTCTGTAGCTAGCTAAACCTAGCTATTTATATCCGAAAAGTAGATTTTCGATGCAGGTATCCCTTGCGCTATTCAATAAATTCAGTTATATATTAAGCACTATACATAACCTTCTGATCTAGACGCGTATAGTCGACAAGCCTAGAGACTAGATTGGAAAAACTAGGAGAATATACTTATGGCAAATACAACTTTTTCAGGCCCAGTTAGAGCCGGAACAATCGTTGATACTACAGGAACTACACTTGGAACAAATGTTAAAAACATTGGACCAGTTGTATTAACTCAATCATCAACTGTAGCATTAACAAACGCAACAACAGCAGCTACTGCTCTTGGAATTATAATTCCAGCGAACAGTCAGATACTTAGTGTTGTAATAATGATAGAACAACTTTTTGCAAACTCAGCAACTACGACTATTGCAGTAGGAAAAAGTGCAGCAGATGCAACTAATCTTATAGCAGCAGCTTCCGTTTCTGCTACGGCAACTTCAGTTAATCCAACTGTACCTGCTAGCGCGGGCGCGTGGAGAACTGTAGGAACTTCTGATGTTGAATTATATGGAATAACAGTTGCTAACTCTGCAACAGCAGGTAAAGCAAGAATCGTTGTTACTTATAGTCAAAACGCAGCATTAGCAGCACTATAATAAATTAATTTAAGGAGCTCGAAAGGGCTCCTTAATATAAGGAGAAAAAATATGGCATTTAAATCAGATGTAAAACCGGTAATATGTCCAGCGGCTA